TCCTGCCATCGGTTCGCTTCCACAACCAGCAGGAGATTTTTTTTTAACAATAATGTCTTTTCAACAAAATCAAAGTATTTATTTATATGAGCACCCGAAAATGTAGTAAATGTAATATGTTAAAATCAATAGAAGAATTCGCAAGTTACATACATATAAAGACCGGTAATTTATATACACGCTATGTATGTAAGGTTTGTTTTCGTGCACATAACGCAGCATATAAGAAATTAGTAAAACCAAGGGTATGTCTTGAATGTGATGAAACGAAACCATATAATGAGTTTCCCAACTATAAATCATTAGGACCAAATGATAGAAGAAGAAAAGTTTGTAAGGTTTGTACGACAGCAAAAGAAAAACTCAAATACGTTAAAAGAATAAATAACGGTGAAGTGGTTCCCGTTAGACCAAATACATACACATCACCCGCACAAAAAGATTTAGCATTCGAGTTAATGGAAGCACTTGGATTTACATTCTCGCCAGACACCGGTAGATGGAGCAAGGAAGGTTTTAAAAATCCCGACGGTACATTCGTTGGTATTATAGAAAACAAACGCTTACAGCAAGAAAGAAGACTTAAAGAAATAGAACACTTGGATGTTTGGTCGAAAGTTGAATATTTAAAAGAAAAGGGGATAAGCTTAAAACAAATATCAATAGATACCGGTGTTAATCACACCGCATTATATAAATTCTTTCAATATGGCAAAAAAGTCCAACTCCGCAATTAAGATAGAAGAAATACTTCCAAGTGAGTATCTAAATCTATCTGAAGAAGAAAAAAAGATAGTATGTTTGGCATCGGTTAAAGCAATGGTTGAAATGATTGCTTACTCCTTTGGAAAAGATTTCACCTACCCTGATATGTTCAAAGACATACTCAACAAAACCATAACGCAATATGAAAAGAACGAGAATTACGAAACTTGTGCCATATTGTTAGATATGTTAACAATGATAGATGAATTTACTGATTGAGAGTTACATCAATAAAAATTACTATGTTTTATTGAATATCTCAAAGAAGATAACAAAAGGACACGAATTACACCAAGAGCTACTACACGAGGTTTTTATCCAACTGTATGATAAAAAGGTAATCAACCTCAGGGAATATGATGATGACAACATTAGATATTACATTACGGCGGTACTAAGAATAAACTGGTATAGTAGAACATCACCGTTCTATTATAGAATAAGAAAAGAAGCAGCATCCTATACCGAACTAACTTTCGATATGGCATACGAGTCCGAACAAGAAGCATTTGAAAAGCAGGAACTTTTCGATATATTAGAGAAGGAGTTCACAGAACTTGACTGGTTTCGCAAATCTCTTATGGAAATGTACCTTACGCTTGGTAGTCTAAAGAAAGTGTCACAGAAGACAACTATACCCCTTACATCAATATCAAGATATATAAAGGAGAGCAAGGAACAGATTAAGAACAACATAAAAACAAATTACGAATAATTTATATTTTAAATAGAATAAAGATGGGATGCAATTGCAAAAAACCACCGGTGATACAGAACCCTCAACCAACACCGGTACCACTAACACCTGAGCAATATCACGCGCAGGAAATAACTAAATGGAATGGAGGATATGAGAAATAAAGAAGCAGTAACTGTAAGCAAAAAGAAACCAAGAGGGTGTAGTGCTTGTAAAAAGAAAAACATCGAGATAACTGAACTACCACCGGTAGATGAGATGGAGGATATATATGTTCCATCACCCGAGGATGTTAAGTTAGCATACGAAGAACTTTACAATAAGAACTTGGAACCTCATAAAGAATTTATCAATAAGGTTTATTCGTTCTTATTCAACGAGAACTTTGACTTCAATTGCCGTAGCTGCGTTAATGCTCAAGCTATAAAATTAAAGAATTACATAATACATACATTAAAATTAAAAATATAATGGAAGAAGAAAAAGGTGCCGGTGGTCGTAAGACGAACGAAGCACAATACGAAGAAAGAATGGTTGAAGTATATGAGATGATACTCTACGATACCCTAAGTTTTAGTGAATTTCGTAAGGAAGCATCAAGAAGATTTAACATTTCAACAAGACAAGCAGAAACGATTTACAAGGACGCAAAAGACCGGTTGAAGGAAAGGTTCAGCCAAGAGAGAGAAAGTGTCTTAAACGACCAACTCTCGAGGTTACACGACCTGTTAAAGAGATGCCGTGAGAATAATAATAGAAAGGTTGAGTTGGAAACACTTGCCGTACTTAATAAATTATATAACATTGAGACACCGGTTAAACTAGATGTAACATCCGGTGGATTGCCATTTGCCATTAACATTGTTTTAGATAAGTAAAAAACTTCGTTTATGCCTGATATTAAGTTAAGTAAACGTCAAACACAAGCGTGGGAATATATATTTGATAAGAATACATCAGAGATATGTTTCGGTGGTGGAGTATCCGGCGGGAAAAGTTATCTATTGTGTTTATCAATTGCAACGATGGCAATACAATATACCGGCACAAGATACATCTTAGGTCGTTCCGTATTGCACACGCTTAAACAAACCACGTTGGTAACACTATTCCAAGTATTAAAGGATATGGGGTTATCACCCGACAAACACTTTACATATAATGGTCAAGACAATACGGTTAAGTTATTAAACAATTCTATTATAATATTAAAGAACTTGGAGTATACACCATCAGACCCTAACTATGAAAGACTTCAAGGTTATGAGGTAACAGCGGTTGGTGTTGATGAAGCTTCACAAATATCAGAGACTTGCTATAACATTCTTAAATCACGTATAAGATACAAACTAACTGATTATAGTTTAATACCCAAGATTATATTAACCTGTAACCCCGGCAATAACTACATCAAACGTATATTCTATATTCCATTCCAAGAAGGTAATCTACCGGTGAGTAAGGTATTCATCCAATCATTAATCACAGACAACCCATATGTTAGTCAAGATTATATTGATATGTTACATACCTTACCGGCAGAACAAAAGAAAAGATTGCTCTATGGTGATTGGTTCTTTACAGATGAGATTGGTAAGCTATTTGACTATGATGATATTGTTAATGCTTCATACAAGAACGCACCAAATCTGGCAGATAAGAAATATATATCAGTTGACTGTGCGAGGTTCGGTAACGATACAAGTATTGCAATTGTATGGGTTGGGTTAACTGTGGTTGAGATTGTCCGGTACAAGAAGATAGATACCGTTGAACTATCAAATAACATTAAGGAACTAATTGCCAAGCACGGCATACACCCATCTCAAGTAATTGCTGATAGTGATGGTCTTGGCGCCGGTGTTGTAGATAACATTAGATGTACACCATTCGTCAATAACTCCTCAGCATTACACAAACAAAACTACGGCAACCTAAAGAGTCAATGCTACGTTAAACTCTCTGATATGATAAGAGAAGGTAAGATTAGCATCAACGTATTAGACTCATCAATAGTAGAAGAATTAACACAAGAACTATTAACAGTCCGGTTAAAGGATGTTGATAAAGATAATAAAATACAAGTTATATCCAAGGACGAACAAAAAAAGATATTAGGCAAGTCACCCGATTTAAGTGATGCGTTGATGTTCAGGATGTATTGGGAATTAAAGAATATGAATACAACGGCACGATATGCCATAGCAAGAATATGAAAGATATAGAATTTGAATTAGAAGGGGTAAAATATAAGTTACCAAAAGATTTAAGTATTGGAACATACGTAAAGATATTCAAGGTAAAGAATTTATTTGATGAGGATTACTTTGAACCAAAATTAATTAGTATTGTAACCGGTGCTGATGAGAAGTTATTAGAGGACGCACCACGTGTGCAGATAAGTTATTTAGCCAATGAGATTGCAAAACTAATACCATTTGAAAGACCAACCTTTGTGGATAGGTTTATATTAGAAGGTATTGAGTATGGGTTTATACCGGAGTGGAAGAAGATGACCTTTGCAGAGTTTGCTGACCTTGATACGTTGATGAATAAGAAACCCGAGGAGATGTTGGATTACCTACATATAATTACAGCAATATTATACCGGCCAATAGTTAAACAGAAATCAAAGCATAAGTTTGAGATTGAAAAATACGATAGTGATATAATGGTTGAACGAGCCGAGTTGTTCAAAGACAAATTAGATATAGAGTATTCATTGGGTGCTCAGTTTTTTTTTATTCAATTCGCAAAGAACTTTTCTCTCTATACCCGAATATCTTTGACACAGACCATCAAGCTATCTTGGATGGCAATGGGGTTCGTGAGGAGGAACCTGAAGAAGATATGGAATTTAATTTCGAAAAAAGATTTGGATGGTACGCAGTTCTCAATAGAGTTACAGACGATGATATTACAAGACACGATACAGTTTTCAAAAAAACAGTTCTTGAAGTCCTCAACCAACTCTCCTACATTTTGGAAAAGGATAGGCACATACTTAAAGAGCAGAAGAAAAAGATGAATGTACAATAATCAATAATTTAT